GCTTCGCATCAGGACTATTCGGCGGCCATTCAGGGAGTGGCGGTGTTCCTTGCGGCGGTAGGCGCACAGGAAACGAGAGCGGATTCTCGCCGCGCATAAAGCTGACGTACGCATTCGCCGCTGCGCCGAGCAGCTCCTCACCGCCCTTTTGCCCCTCCTTGCCCTTCTTGAATGCGCCCGTCATAGGGACAAATATGTCGCGCTCGGAGAGGGTCACTTTCTTGTCATTCATTAACAGGAGATTCAGAAGGAAAATGATTTCCTTGTAGGAGTTATACATCGGCGTACCAGACATTAGCACCAGCTTCATTCCATGTGAGGCGTTCAACACCTTCATTAGACTCGGCGTCAATCTCTTTCCAGCCTGCGACTCCGTGAGTTCCATATCACCCCCAGGATTATCCGTATCGTCCTCCACCGACTCCGCAGGGTTATCACGCAGATTGTGCGCCTCGTCTATTACAACAAGGCGCCCGCTGAACTCCCTCCGCAAAATACGATCCCGCTGCTCGGCCGCTGCCTCCTCATCGAGCCCTTTCGGAACGCGCTTAACGAGGTCATCAATCATTCTGTGAAACTGGACGTAGCCCATGAACAAATAGCGGGAGTTTATCGACTGCGTAATACGGCGCGAGATAGTCCCCCTGTCGCGCTCGAACTCTGAACCCGTTCTTTTTAAATACATATTCCCCGTACATCCTTTGGCCATATTGGGCGATGATTCTTCTTCGGGTATGATAAGAGCTTCGTCATCAAAAATGGTCCGGCGAAATCCGGGCTGGATATTTCTCGGTGCCACAATAATCACTTGCCGCCTGGGAAAGGAGCGCAGGTAGTTTTCCGCAACCGTTATGGCTGCACATGTCTTACCCACCCCCACACCGTGATATAGAAGAGCCGATTGATAAGGACACTGCGGAGACAAATATCTCCCTATGAAGCGCTGGACGGGTGTTAGCTCAAACTCGCTATCGGGATCACACGGATTAACACCCTGCCGCGCCTGTTCCGCTATACTTTCTTGTTTATTTTCGGCAAACTCCTGTTTGCGCATCAGCTTTTCCGTAAAACGCGGATCTTCCGTATCAGGATAAAGGCCTGCCGCCTCCTCCCATTCGTCCATTTCTTCCATTATACGGGGATACAAGCCTCTCTCACCAAGCTTCGCGAGCAGAGCATCGCGCCTATCAAACGGTATATTTCCATTATTCCATTCCACCAATAAATCTTCTCCATGTGATTCGGCAGACATCTAACCTATGATGATTTTTTCGCGTCTGAACTAAAAAGCGCAAGCGGACAGTATGTCTGTAGGAGCTTATTAGCCCGGAGCAGCACCTCCCGCTTTTCTGTATTGGCGGGGCGGATGATGGAGACTGCCTTCTCATATGGCAGCCATTGAATACGACCGACTTCTCTTTTTATAAAGCTGTTGACTATCGCGGCCGTTTCTAAGCCTTCCTCCCCGATCCCAGGCGGCGCATATGCCATGTAGTATTTATGGCAGTATTTGACATTGTTAGTTCCATAGAAAGTCTCTGTAAGCGGCTCCATATTCCTAATAGGAACAATATCCCTTTCCAGTATGTTCGTTTCTTCCCACATTTCTCGCATGGCACATGCATATTCTGATTCTCCCAACTCACGACGCCCTTTGGGAAACCCCCATTCAGGCGTATCCCACGGAGAACCAGATTCATCGATGAGTTCTGCTAAACTGGGGCGTAAGGCCTCCAACTTTTGCCTCGCCTGCTCTTTTTCATTCTTATATGCGTGGGTCCCCTCTTTAGGAGGACCCCATAGTTCTTCCCAGAGTTCATCGAACGGTTTCGTTAGAAGTTTTTCCCGTTCTTCCCCGGTCATACCTGCCAAATGCTGTTTAATATAGTCTTTTTCTAAAATACGGTATTTCCCACGCATGATTTCAACGAACCCTATACTATCCCGCCGCTGAATCATAAGATATTCGATATTGGATTTAACAGCTTCGAGGCCAGTAGTTGCACCTTGAAGTAATGCTTCTGTCTGATTCCACGAGGTGTTCACGCGAAATACTATTACACCATAACTGGTTATAGGTTGTGGACACTGCTTTGACTGATGCCCATGCGCAGAACAGTTAGTACATATGATTGTTGTTGGTGAAAATATTTTATATTGTTTCATGGCCCTAACCCTACTTATGAGGGATTAGAAGTGCGCGTTTAGGCGCACTTCTAACATTGACTAGTATAATCAGAAAGATGCGTTTCCCTCCATCTGTATGGGGGCCAATGTTCTGGCATACAATACACGTAGCTGCCCTCTCTTATCCCAGCAACCCGACATACGCGCAAAAGAAGGCTGCGAAGGAGTTCTACGAGAGTATGACCGAGCTTGTTCCGTGCCCCGTATGTCGAGAACACTATAAAGTTCATCTACAAAAGTTACCCTTAACGCCGCATCTGGATCGACGTGAAGACCTATTTCGCTGGACGGTGGAACTTCACAATGAAGTAAATGTGATGTTGGGAAAGCCTAAGGTCACAGAGATGGAGTCGATTAACTTCTACCGGCGGATTGGGGCTCGCGATCGTAGCCCCTTCATTACGGAAGTTGATCTCGAGGAGATAGATGCGCGTTCTATGTTGAAGGGGGCTATCATCGGCGCCACAGTTGTAGCTGTGGCAGGGGGGCTCCTTTGGTGGACTACAAGAGGTGAGAAGGCATAGATTTTATACTGCTGTAATAGGATGCTAGCCTTTACAGGTGGTAAAAGGGGCGTTAGTCGCAAGGCTAGACACCCAACGGACGGAGAAAAACCGAAATACAAGCCCGAGATATATGAGGGTTTACAGATTGCGCCTGGACCGGCGAAACCTGCGAAGTTGAAAGTGCGCATGATTGTGCTGGATCCGAAAATGACAAACGATCAAGTTAAGGCACGTGAGGGGACATATTTTACGGATAAGGAGGTAGACGAGATTCTGGACGAGGACGCGGATGTGTATGGCAAAGACCCTGAGACGGGCGCGAAAAAGTTGCTCGCTCGCTTCCGTAAACACGTTCTGCCGAATGATCTTGTAAAAACGGGCTGGGAGGCATATTATCAGACCGCGGCGGCTTCGCGCAATCGCGGGGCGGCGGCGGGTCCTATCCAGGCCGATTCCAACTATTGGAAAAAGCGCAAGCCGGTGGAGATCAATAAGTGGTCAGCGCGCTATGAGCAGGACGGGAAGCTGTCAAAGATGCGTGTGAATAATAACGTCTTCAGCTCGGTCCTCGGCTATTTTGAACAAACACCCTTCATGGGCCTCCCGTGTCGTCTGACATCCTATACGCAGAAGTATTTCCATCAGTATAAACACGGAATCCCTTTCATTCAGGCCATCGACGCCACATTCAAACGCCTGATTCCGGATAAGCATGCGAAACAGCTGGCTGCGACAAAGCAGCAGCCCACCTATCAAGTTGCCGACACGGCATTTTCCTCCATAACAATCAATCGCAACTTCCGCACGGCGCTACACATGGATGACGGCGATTTCCGCGAAGGGTTCGGTAATCTCTCTGTTATTGAACGTGGTCAGTATTCTGGGGGGGCGACCATTTTCCCTCGCTACGGCATCGGCTTCAATGTTCGTACGGGTGACTTCCTCGCGATGGACGTTCATGAGTGGCACTGTAATACGGAGATGTATGAGTCCGACGCAGACAAGAAAATCAACAAGGCCCTACCGAAGATTCACCACGATTCCGTAGAGACGGGGACGATGGGCGGAGAGAAGCCTTTTACGCGCATTTCGTTCGTGTGTTATCTCCGAGAAAAACTGCGGGGATGCAAGCCGAAGGAGACAAAGGCCTATTACAACCGCATCAAGTTTGATGAAGAGCACGGTGATATGAAGAAAAAGGCGACGACGCGCAAGGCTAAAATTTGATAACGATTGGTTTATGGGTCATAAACTACATCGTCGCCATGACCACTCCTATTGAGCTCAATAAGACATACACGTTCGCCATCGAAAACTTCTCATTTGATGTGCTCACGCGAGAAGAGCTAATAAAGAGATACAAGGATGGGAGGCCGTTTTCCCATTTTATCGAGCCCTGGCTAACTACAAAGTTTCCGCTAAAACATATTGAGGGTTGTAAAAGTTATGATCATGTAGACAATGACCAGCTCAAATATGATGAAAAAACATTTACGGCGCTGGGTTGTAAGTTGCCACCTTCTGGTATGATCGGTGGAAGCAGACGTATTGATACCGATGTCTTTCACGGGAAGGCCAAAGAACTTATATACATTATTGTCAGCAATGTTAACTTTCCAGAGATAAAGGTCCGATTTGCCAAAGGCACGGAGCTTATTACGAGGTATCCGAAGGGAACTATTCCTTTTGGACATCACGATTCGTTCTTCGCCTAAGGTAGCAATATGGCAGAGCCGTATCCAGGATTCTCTACAGGTGCCCCGCCTCCTCCAGGGTGGAGTCCGGGTCAAGCACTACCAGCAGCACCGGTAGCTAGGGGGCTACTTCCAGGCCTTCCAGCTAGTTATTCATCATCCTTTATGGGTATGAACTTATTTTATCCTAGCTGGGCTCCTTCATACAAAACAAGAGGTGGTATAATTTCAATGTTATTTTACGGTTCCCTTTATATATTTGTCTTGTTTTTGATTCTTATGGTTATACATTTCACGGCATATCCTATATTCTCTTTTTCGCCAGATGATAACGGATTTATCTATATTCCTACAGTCTCCGACCAACAAACCGCATACGTCAAGACCCCCGCTATATCAGATCTAAGTGCCAACTTTTTGAATGTTCCCGCATGTACTTATACTATTAGCACGGATATATACTTGAGCGGGGATTTTCAAGCATCATCTGTTCCCCGCGTGATTCTTTATAGGTCGGCTTCAGGGAAAGTGTCTCCGCCTTCTACGGATACGAAGAACAATCTCCTAACCCGGTTTCCAGATACAAACTTATTAGTCTGGCTAGATTCCATAAAAAATGACCTATACGTGAGCATAGTAACAACGAGTGATGGGACAGCCGCTACGAGCCTCTTAGAGACAACACCTGCTGTAGAAAACGTTCCTATAAGAAAGGTATTCCGCCTTTCTGTCGTGTTCACTCAACAGTTTGTAGAAGTCTATATCAATGGGAACTTAGAAAAATCAATGGCTGTTAAAAAACCTCCTAAAACTGTTGCAGATAGATCGTCCTTTTTCCCTGTAATATCAAGTATAGGGCCAAATGTTGTCATTTCTAATCTCGCATTTTGGCCGAGGGCGTTATCGGCACGTGAAGTTCGCGCATATGGGAAGCCTCTAACAAATGAAACATTTTACTCCAGGCCCGCTAGATAATCGAAGGTGATTTTGTGAACTAAGATAAACATCTAAAAGTTAAGCACAAAGTGCTTAACTTTTAGTTTTAATGGTACATAAGTAGAAATGGACATACAGTCCTGGGTAGCTGCAAATATGGGCATAGAAGCACGGACGGTGTTGATCATTAGTATTATATTTGTTATTATTTTAATATTTTATTACAGCCCCGCCTATACTCCGAAGCTTCTCGTAAGCGCAGAGGGGCCCTTTGCATTGACATCGAATAACTCGATTGTTTCAGAACAAAAAACCCTGCCATATTATTCAGAGTCGAATGGCAGTTTTTCTGCGTTTATATATCTGAGCCCAATGAATCGCACCGGCGCCTATGCTGCGTGCGGGACAAATCCAAATCAAGCATCTTGTAGCGATGGAACATTCGCCCCGTGCCCGTGTGATGCGTCTACAAATGATTGCTCGGTATGCCAGCATGTAGGCTATAATAGTGTATTCAGTATATCAGGGATTGTTGGCCTGGAAGTATTAAATGCCCCGGACGCAAGTCGTCAAGGAAAGGCTATGGCCCAGCTTACGATTAAATCAGAGGGCCAATCGTTGTCGAGCGGCTCAACTAACTCGCAGAAATACATTGAAACTCTTATGCTACCACCCATACCACTACAAAAATGGGTTATGGTTTCTATTGCGCGTGAAGGTCGCCGATTTGACGTGTATTATAATGACGGTATGGTTCTCTCGCAGAAAACTATGTTTATGCCTATATCAAATACGTCTAAATCTAATATGAGTGGGGTTACTTCCGGTTCTACAGGACTGGTGGGCCAGTTAGCTATGGCGAACATATATAACTATCGTCTGAGCAGCCAAGATGTAGCTGCAAAATATAAAGAGTTTGCCGACACACGCGGGCGCCCCTATGTAAACTCCGCCGCGAATCCTACTTCAGTATCTGACGCTGCAGGCTTGAATCCCAGGTTTTTGTCTGGGATATCGCTCTCTTCTTTTATACCCTCTTTCAACCTATGCCCCCCTGGTGGGTGTCTAGCTCCCCCAACTGTTCGCCCCGCATCGCCATTATATGATTGGTCTTCTTCCTATGCTTAAATTTGGCAGGCATCGTTAGAATGGAAGGCTATAACGGAAGAAATCAGTCGCCTTCAAACTCGACGTCAGCACCGTCCCCGTTTGGATTAGGCACCATAATATTGTTGGTTTTAGGAATGGTCGCAATATATTATTTGTATCGGTTTTTATACACATCGGCTGATAATAATACGATTGTTTTATCGGGTGGTAAACGCTCGGCAGATAGTTCGCCTGAGAAACTCCCGACTATCCCGACTCCATATGAGGGCGGTGAGTATTCGTTCAATACGTGGATTTATATAAGTAGTTTTAACAAAAATAGAAATGCGCGGAAACATATTTTTGAGCTGCGGGGTAGATATTTTTCCACGCTTGTGGTGGCTCTTGGCGCATTTAACAACACATTAGTGGTTCGGACACATACAAAGGATGCCGGCGCGGAAGGGTTTCAAGCAATGGGAGTCACCATCCCTAAGCTTCCCCTACTTTCTGATACAAAAGAGGGTTTCCAATCTACTGCCGGTTCTGGTTCTGGACCAACCACTATGACTACCGCTACCGCTACCACGACAAGCACTCCCAAATCCTCGGAAAAGCCTGGAGATCTATCGGCAGAAATTATTAAGTCGTTTTTTAAGCCGTTCGCGGTGGATGACTCCTTGCTCGTTGAGGGGTTTACGACGCCCGCTGTATGTGATCTTCCCGAGGTCGATATGCAGCGTTGGACAATGATTAGCGTAGTGTTGACTGGGCGCACAATCGATGTATATCTTGACGGCAAACTCAGTCGTTCTTGTATGTCCTCGTCGTATTATAAGGTGGATCCTACGGGGGTAACACCCGTGCTAACGGATCATGGTGGGTTTGATGGTTATATGGGCAGGACTGAAGTAGCAAACTATGCTATGAACCCCGATGAGATTTATCGTACGTATCTATCGGGGCCCGACGGACCGCCTAGCCTCGATATCATTGGGTGGATCGGCTCTCTGTTCAAAGGATCTACTTAACGTGTTGTGTAGTAATACAGGCTAGTTTAAGAACCCCCAATGAGGGTTCTTAAACTAGGAACATGACGTTGGAGTATTTTGGCATATCACGTTAGAGAGAGAATGTCAGAAGTAGGCCCTCAAATATCACTAACACCTTCAGGGGCGTCCGGCCAAATTGTGAGCGGGCTTTTAGCCACTGTAACAATTTTTATAGTATTATTCACAGTTGAGCTTTTATATGTCACTACAACTGATGCGCGAAATCGTTTCCAAACTTTGCTAGACTATACTGCTGGCGCAGAGGATATGAGCCTCATAATACATCAAGATGCATCTAAATACAATGACGCGAAGCCGATTGGCCTTTCTATGAATGAGCGCACTGGTATTGAGTTTGGATATTCATTTTATATATTTATTAATCCGGCAACATTTACAGGCTCAACCTCTTTTAAACACGTATTTCACAAGGGTTATGCGAGCCCCTGGCCTCTCATGGCCCCTGGTGTTTTCCTACACGGTGATGTGAATACCATGAGGGTTGTCATGAATACCTATAAGAATCCATACACATATGCCGATGTGAAGAATATTCCCGTTCAAAAGTGGTGTCACGTGGTATTGAACAGCTACAAGAGTGGCCTCGATATTTTTGTAAATGGAAATCTGGCAAACCGTATTAACTTTAAGGATACCCTGCCCTATCAAAACTTCCAAGATGTTATCATTTTTTCGAATACCAATAATAACACACTGCGTGGATCTGTGATTCCTTCATTAAATGGTGAGGATTTTATACTTGAAGGATCGTTCAAGGGTTATTTATCGAATATGGTGTATGCCCGGTATGCTCTCTCTATGACTGAGATCCAGAGGCTAATGGAGGCCGGCCCGTCGTCGAAGCTAAGACAGAAGAATATGGATAAACCTCCGTATTTGGGGGATGATTGGTGGGCACACAGCGCTTGAAGGACCGCCATGACAAGACGGCCTGTATTTCGCGTTGCTTCATAGCGGCCGCCACAAGACGGCCTAAGTATATTCTCTTCTATCCCAGTAAGGATTCAGAAGAGACTATGGCGGGTGGAGGTCTATATGCTCTTGTTGCGTATGGAACACAAAATGTTCTACTGAGCGGCAACCCTCAAATGACATATTTTTATAAGGCTTTCAAGCGTTATTCGCATTTTGCGATGGAGAGTATTACGATCCCTCTAGAGGGGCCGAATGAGCTTTCATACGACCAGCCCATACAACTCCGGGCAAAAATACCCCGCTACGGTGATCTGTTATCCGACCTCGTGTTCACTTTCACTATTCCGGATATTTATAGCAAATATCTACCACCTCAACCCCCCCCTCCTACCGGCAACGGTCGCACTAGTCAGTGGGAGTTCCAATGGGTCCGGTATTTAGGGGCGGCAGTTATCCAGAATGCAGCATTCTTTGTAGGTGGACAGAAAATCCAGGAGTTCGACGGATCTTATCTTCTAAGCCGCGCTCTCCTTGATGTTGACCAAGATGCTTTCGTGAAATGGAAACACCTCGTGGGTGACACTTCTGAGCTTACAGATCCCGCATTGGGTTCATATGCCGGTGGCAGATCTAATACAGGGTATCCCTCGGTAATAACGAATCCTGCTACGACAACTCAGCTAAACCGCCCCTCCATTTTCGGTCGCGATATTCACGTCCCCCTCTCTTTCTGGTTTACAGAGGCCCCTTCACAGGCCCTACCCCTCATAGGCCTTCAGTATCACGAATGTGAGGTCCAGCTTACGCTTAACCCTATTGCTAGCCTTTATACTGTCCAGGATATATCTGGTTACCGCGTGAGTCCCAACTATAAGATGAGCTCCACCGCCGCCCAGCTGGCATCAAATACACCGAACTATGCCGCATCGAGTGATACAAATATGCAAATCCGTTATTTCCTTACGGATATTGGCGTAACCCCGCCCGCCCTGAATACATGGTTTTTTAACCCTGTTATCCAAGGGACATTCATATACCTTCCAACAGAGGAGCAGCAGATTTTTGCCACGAGGCCTTTGAGCTATATGATTCCACAAGTTACATCCTATCCCTTTCCAGGTCAATATACACGCCAAGTCCTGGATATACAGGCGCACAATCCGCTTACACGTCTTATTTTCATTCAACGTCGATCGGATGCCGTGTGTCGTAATGATTTCGCTAACTTTACGAACTGGTTCACATACCCATACGCCCCCTTTTCACCCACGCCGAATATCATATCCGCGCTACAACAAGGATCGACGTCTGGACTTCTTATACCGAACTCGCAACAAGATATGATTCGCTCAATACGCGTTCTCTGTGATGGTAACGAAATCCAGGAGAAGAAAAATGCCGACTACTATGTGTGGCTCTCGACATATCGGTATACACGCGGTATAGGGCAGGACGGACTGCCTATTTATTCTTTTCAGCTTGCGCAGAGTCCAACGCAGGCATCTGGCTCTATCAATGCGAGTCGCATTAGAAACTTCCAAATAGATTTGGATGTATATCCTCTTCCAACTGCAACAACGTATACATACGATGTTACCGTCTACGTGGAAAATCTCAACTGGTTTGAGGTGGTTTCGGGTATGGGCGGCCTTAAATATGCCCTGTGAGGGGCGCCCTATTTCTTATCACCCTTTTTGCGTGTTTCACCCCTTTTATCGCGCAAACGGATCTCAGGATAGCCACTCTTTTTTGTTAGATTCAGCGAACAGAGTTGGGGAAACATCGCCACGAGCTTCTTGGCGCCGGCGGCGACAGTCTCCATTGTGCGGAACTCCTGGTTACCACCCTTCTCCGTATAATACGCAGTTTTGGGGGCTACATTACGCAGACGAACAACCGCCCCGTCGCGTAGATAGAAGCGTATGCTTCTCTCGTAATCTTCTTTGTCCATTTCGAGTTCGAGCTTCACTCCTTTGGGACCCTTGGTCCCGGGATTGAAACATCCATTGAAAGTTCCGATTACAAATCTCAAATCGGTAGTGTGTTCGTTTTTCATGAAATAACCATTTGCCGCAGGATATATGCCCCAGAGTGAGCAGTTCGCCTTCTTACACGCATCGAATCCACGCTGTATAACAGCCTTCAAGTTTTTCAGCTTTGTCTCATTGCGCTTCGCGGAAGGGCTCCATTCTATGAACCCCGATACATCATCATCCATCTCTACTAGCGGCTTTCCTACAGGAAAATAGTCCGATATGAAGTTTCTCTGGGGGCCGATTTTAGGGACACCCACTACGATTTTATTATATGTTTTTGGTTCTAGAATATTTTTATAATCTCCCTCTTCATCCTTATTTGCCACGAATACGAAAATACGCCGTGGTTCTATGCCATACTCTTGAAGAACTTTAAGGGATTTATCACGGAGTGTTTCTGCTCGTTTATAGGAGGGGATGGCAATCACGTAATCTGCTGATCCTGCTTTTCTGGTTTTCATTGCGCTCTATCTAGTATGACTAAAAAAACTAGTTGAGATATAGGAATGGCCAGCGTATTATCTTCACTAGGCCTTACGACTGCGCCACCACCACCTGCTTCGGAATATATAGATCAAAAGGCCGAGGTAGTCAATCTTGCAGACGCAAAGGCGCAGCTTGCAAGTACAACGAGTAGTATTAATCTTGCGCTAAGTACGGCAAAGCTTGTTGGAGTAGATCCAAGCTATACAAAAACGTTAGATGCCCTGAACGAGGAAGCTTCCAATATACAAGTAAGCAACTTAACCTCCGCGCAACTGGCGGCTAAGGGCGAGAGTCTGAATAAAAAACTCGAAGTAGCACAAGCAACTCAAGATTCTATTCGGAAACAACAAGTTATCGATGATTTCACGGCTGTAGCGGCTGACATAAATAGAATGCTTAGGGCTGTAAAGGCGGATAAAACAGTTCCAGCGGAAAATATAAAACAGTATGAAGAACTTGATAAAACAGCTAAAGAAGCTTTGGCAGCTATAAAGGGACCTCCTCCTCCCAAGGGATCAGAAGCTCCAAAATATCCTACATCAGATGAACTACGTTCGTCGCTCGATGATTTAAATACTGCATTAGAGGCCGCGCAAAATAAAGTATTCAACTGGGAACGATTTTGGAAAAATGTGTTTAAGAAGCTTATGTATTTTATGACATTTGTCGCTGTAGTATGGGGGGCTTTACTCGGAGGAATAATTATGTCTAATGCTTATGCGGAAGATCATTTTTGGGGAATAAAGGTATTTTATTTTGTGTATGGCGCCGTGTTTTTCCCTATTTCGTTAGTATATGGGGCAGTTAAAACGCCATTTTGGGTTTCCACATTTATTCCAATAATATCAAGCGTGCCTTATGATCCAGCGAAAGATTTACCAAAAGCGGCTGCTCCCACTGCTCCTGCTGCTCCTGCTGCTCCTGCGGCTCCTACCAATATTCTTAATACAATGCTTTCTGGAAATATTTTAGATCGCTTGAAGGGTATTCCGAAAGTAACTCTTGGAGGTGGTGAATTTGAATATGATCAAGAGGAAGAGGAAGGCGGAGAATTTGAATATGACCAAGAGGAAGGCGGAGAGTTTGAATATGATCAAGAGGGTGGGTTTAGTATGCCCTCATTATCTGGTTTTCTAGATAAAGCAAAGGGTGCGGCATCTAGCTTAGGAACTACAGCAAAAGGAGCGGCGTCTACATTAACAGGTAAAGCAAAAGGGGCGGCGTCTACATTAACAGGTAAAGCAAAAGGGGCGGCGTCTAGCTTAGGAACTACAGCAAAAGGGGCGGCATCTTTCCTTGTAGATAAAGCAAAAGGAGCAGGATCTGGCTTAGGAACTACAGCAAAGGGAGCGGCATCTTTCCTTGTAGATAAAGCAAAAGGAGCAGGATCTGGCTTAGGAACTACCGCAAAGGGAGCAGCATCTTTTCTTGTAGATAAAGCAAAAGGAGCCGCATCTAGCTTAGGAAGTACAGCAAAAGGGGCGGCATCTTTCCTTGTAGATAAAGCAAAAGGAGCAGGATCTGGCTTAGCAACGATAGCAAAAGGGGCGGGGTCTGGCTTAGCAACCATAGGAAAAGGAGCGGGATCTAGCTTAGCAAGGATAGCAAAAGGAGCGGCACCTATGCTGCTAGATAAAGCAAAGGGCGCCGCATCTTCGATAATAAATAAGCCAAAGCCTCCTGTAGCTGGCTCCGCACAATCACCGCCGCCCGCGCCGTTAACGATTCCCACGCAACCCCCTCCTCCGAAACCCACTGGTGGATTTTTCTCGTATACACCTGTAAATCATTCAAACCCTACAGAGGCGGAGATTTCAAGTCGGACTCGTCTGAAAGTGATGTCGATTACAAATTTAATAGTGTTGGTAATATCAGCTGTGTATTATGGTGTAGATATACTTGTTCTGAAAAATCGGGTCTAAAACATGTGGCACATATTATACTAGAATGTCGAGGCAGCAACCACCCGCAAAATCAAAGAACGAAGCGGTAAATTTTCCATTTATTTCTGTTATCACCCCTACTTATAATCGCCGGCGGTTTATCCCGCACTTGATCGCCTGCTACAAGCATCAGGAGTATCCCGCGCATCGCATGGAATGGATCGTGTTCGATGACGGCTCCGATCCCGTAGGAGATCTCTTCAAGGATCTCAATATTCCGAACTTTCGCTATATTTACGAGCCAGAGAAACAGACCATAGGCGCAAAGAGGAATCGTCTGAATAACGAGGCATGTGGAGATATTATTGTAGCGATGGATGACGACGACTACTATCCTCCTGAGCGCGTAAGCACAGTTGTAAAGGCATTCAAACAGCATCCGAAGATTGAGCTCGCGGGTGCCTCGGAAGTTTACATGTATTATTCGGACAACGAGGAAGTCTATAAGCTCGGACCCTATAACCAGAATCACGCCACAAACGGAACGATGGCGTGGAGGCGCTCCTACGCACTTACCCATGTATACGATGAAACCGTGACACATGCCGAAGAAAAATCTTTCTTAGATGAATATACTCATCCGATGATTCAACTACCTCCTATGAAAGTGATGCTGGTAATGAGCCACTCAGAAAATACTTTCGATAAGCGAAAAATGCGCGAAAATCCGAATCCGCTCGTGAAAAAAACTTCCATGAAACTCCGTGATTTTATTCGTCAAAAACCTCTGCGTGATTTTTTCAAGAATGCATAGTGTCTTCTTTGCTCAAAATAAGCATCCCCCTTACGGGCTGCTTAATTTAGGCACAACACAGTAGGCTTTAAGAAGACCTCTTATTTCTCCACAGAAATGACATACTATACGAACTACAACCTACGTGTATTCAATCTTATGGGAGACATTTATAAGAATGCTCTCACCGAGGAGGC